ACCATCACTATAGATTAATGAATATCTATCAGAATCAAAATTCTCAAAGAATGCATTATTAACCCCTGAACTTGTTACATTACATATTAATTGACCGACAGAATCTGATGTTAAACCTTTAATTTGAGAATTAATTACTAAATTTGCATCAGAAAGATTTACGGATGAAATATTTTTATCGAATAATGTAGAATATAGAGGAGACTGTAAATCATCCTTTATATCTGAAAATCCAATACTAAACATTACGGAAGTTGTTATTCCTGGAAGAGAACCACTACATACGTTAGTAACCGTTGGGCAAGATGCTAATTTTAATGAAAGACCATCTGCAGATACTGAATTGACTCTATTTAATGATTCTGCCGTATTTCCTGGTATTTGATATCTAATAATTGTATCACTTCTAATACCAGTAAAGTTTCTTCCCGCAGAAGTTACATCTCCCGATGGAGTTATGGTAATTTGATCATTAATTCTGAATCCAGGCGCAACCTTTTTCTTTAAAACAACATCCGCTACAAAATCAGTTGGTATATCACCAGTGGTTATGGTACTACAATCTTGCCATACAGATCTAATATCATCTGAAGTGTAGTCTTGTATAGAAACTATAGATCTTGAATTAAATAAAGATTCGTTAATATAAAAACTTTCTCCGACAGAAAATTTTCCTGATGTTTGAATTATGTATAAAATATTGCCAGATATGGAATCTACATATCCAGAAGCTCCAGTATTTAAACCTCTTATAAATGCACCTTGCACTAAATTACCTGGAGGTGCCACATTTATGGTCAATTTGGTGATAGTTTGAATATCGTAAAGATATAAATCCCATGATGTTGATGAATTTGAATATGCAGCGTCTGTTAAGGTATAAGAATATACTCTTGCCTTTCCTATTAGTGTTCCTGTTCCAGAAGAAGTAGAATTTCTTCTTTCATTATAAAGATTAATAACATTACTTTGATCTAATGGATTTATGTATGGGGTTCCATTAACATTATTAACTCTCAATAATGTTCCGATATTAAATGGAACTAATGTATTTTCTTTGGTATTAGTATCTCTTGTTTTAGGTACATCTAAAAGAACAGTAGATGGAAGATCGACATCATATCCCCTAACATAAGCTTTTCCAGGAGATACTTTGATGCAAACTTTATCTTCCGATGGGATTCCATCAGACTGTGTAGTTTCAGTGTCTAAATAAACACCATTATTAGAAATTCTATCATTTAAAGATTCTAAGACTTCAATATCAAATTTATCTATTGCATAATCGCCAGATTCGTCGTAAGTTCTTTTGGCAATATAATCTTTAATGAGAGAATATGTTGTAGTATCTTGTATCTTTTTAATTATTCCATTTTGAACTCTTACAATTTCTATGAAATTTTTATCATCATAGTCATTAAGAATTTTTTTTGATAAAAATGCTGTTATTTTTAATCTATCTGCTCCAGGTGCGGAGTAGTTTGTAAATCCTTTAGCGTTATCATTTAGACCCGAATCTTCAAAAGATGATATTAATTCTTCCTTTACAGTTAGACCAACCCTATAACTTGTTAAGTTTGAATAAGGATCCAAAATTACAACAGAATTTGGAACCTCTACAAACATTCCTCTAATAAAATAGACACCCTTGTCTAAATTAACTGCAGATCCTACATAAGTGGAATCTCCACTAGAAACTGTGGCAACGGTATTGCCAAAATTAATAGTTATTCCACTGTAAACGATGTTTTCTTCTAAAAGAACTAAAGATTCTTCGGAAACAAATTGAGCCGTGGAGGAATCTGATCCTGAAGATAAGTATTTTACATATAGTGTAATATTTTCTACGCCGTCATCTGGTGGAATACTAAAATTTTTAATTACTGCTACGGCACCAGACTCTTGTCCTTGAATTTTTTTGCCTACTAACTCAGCGAGATATAATGTTACTTCTGTTCCAAAATGTGTTGGATCTATGATAACAGAAAAATACTTATTATCATATGTGATAGATCCAGGTATTACCATAGATCCTTCTTTAAAAATATGACTTCCGAAGGATTCGATTTGATTCTGTAGTATTGACTGTAGAGTAGTTAACTCTCTAGCTTGTACAGGAAATCCTGGTTTAAATAAGACCTTGTAAAAATTATCATCTTTGTCAAAATCATCATAATATGGATTTATGTTTAAATTAAATTTTTGTGCCATTTTGCTTAAAATTCCAGGACGATTTTAATGTCTTCTTTTTGACGTGGATTGCGAGAAATAATAGGTCTATTGTCAATGTAAATTATTTCTCCAGATCTTTTATTTATTTCTGGAACTGCTAATCCTTCAGTGAAGTTCATTCCTAAATCAATTATTTTGTTTCCAGAAGGATTAACCGAACTCTCACTAAAGCTAACATCTATAGAACCAGAAAAAGATTCAGATGTGACTGGATTGGGACTTGATTCGAAATCTACGTATCTTGCAGTAGTTGTAATCCCGATATAATCAGTTTGATCTAATGTTGTTTTGTTGTAATATAGCGAACGATCCGTAAAGTATTTAAGAACTTTAGTTTCTTTATCATATGAAGCAACATAACCTTTAGCCTTATTAATTCCATCCTCAGATAATTGTGTTATTTCCTCACCAACTGTAGGTTCTCCCGTAATTGAAAGGAACTTTATTGCATATAGGGATGAAAAATAACCATCCTCAAGAATTGATTCTGATGAGTATGATTGTGGATTTCTTATAATGCCTATCTGTGCAAATTTAGTGTCAACTGGAAAATCTCTAGTGGAATCATCAAATCTGGCATATACCAACACCTTATCGGTTCCAAGTTCTGTATAAATGTCATAACCATGACCTTTTGATGGTGGAATTATTGGTATCAATCTAGCTGGTGTTGAACTAGTTGAACCATTCAATGGACCTAAATCAACTATACCATATGAATAATCTTTTCCACCAGAAGAAACGCTTGTATTGCTTATTTTGCCACCAACAACATCAATTACAACTTTTCCTCCCACTCCATCTCCTAGTATATCAACTTCTTGACCAGTTACATTTGAGTAATTAGATCCTGAATTATCAATATAAACTTTTTTTATTTGATTTTCATTTATTTCAGAGTTTCCATTGTCTCTAACAGTTTGGATTTGTGGATTAGTACTAGTATCCCAATTATTTGGAACAGTTACATATTCGGTTGAATCAAATTTAATTATATCGTTTGGTGTAACTGAAAATAAGTATTTCCAAATATATCCATCACCACTTTCACCAGCTTTAGATGGTTCTAAATCAGTGAATAGTGGCTCATCTTTAGAAACATTACCAGTGGTATTTATCCCCGAAGAACCATTATCAATGCATATGTAAACTTTATAATCTTGATTTACAACATAATAATTTGCATTATAAAGAGTACCTGATTTTGTTATTGGTGATGGCTTTTCAATGCTATAATCATGACGATACATCTCATATTTTGTTCCTTTTGTCCAATTTACTCTTCTAATCAATCTCCTAACGTTTGCAGTAGTTATTCTACTACCAAATAACATAGTATCTTTAACGTGATTCAAATAATTTAAATTATCAATTGGATTCGGTACGTTAGAATCCCAATTAACATCTCTACCAAACCCAACAGTGGTTGGATTTGGTAAACTTAAAAATAGATAATACGAAGAATCATTAGAGTCAATGGAATTAACAAAATTATTCGCATTTAATATTCTAAATTGATTGGTTACAATTGCAGCCATCTTAAAGTCTTTTTTTTATATTTATATTGTTAAATAAATATCTTTCTCAACGAACCATTATCACGTAATCCAAAATCTTTTCTTTGGATAGTTGGGAAAGATGATAATCCAGAACTAACGGTGAAACCAGTTACACCAATAGAAATATTAGATAATCCACCTTCTAAGTTTGATAAAATACCCCAAGAGAAATTTCCTACTGGATTTTGTAGTGATCCGCTAGTTGTTAAACCAACTATATTGGAATCTGATTTAACATTAGATATTATTACGGCATCTGGACCATTTTTTACAATGTTATGCACGTAGTAAATATTATCCACATATTCTGTCCCAATACCGACAGTTGAATTATTGTCACTATCAATAGAAGTTGCGCCAGTCCCAACATTAGTATTGAAGATAAGAATTGGATATCCAAGTTGCAAGTCATCAAAAGTTGTTGCATTATCTTCTCTTCTTAAGAAGAATTTAAGTGCCCTTGGATTTCCTCCTGTTCCAGAAGTACTCAGTATCCCAGTTATTATTCCAGAAAATCCTCTAGCAATTTGTGTTACTGTGCCTGGTCTTGTAAATTTGACCGTTTCATACTCAGCGTCTGGTAAAGGAACTAAAACTTGTGGGGGGGCAAATCTAGAATATCCCAGACCCATATTTGTGATTGTATAACCACTAATAGAACCATTGGTGATATTTACAGATGCTATTGCAGTTGTTCCTATTCCAACTCCTACTTTTTTGGGTGAAGAAATTTTAATTTCTAAAGGAGATGCTTGAGAATATCCTTCTCCAGAGTTAACAATATCTAAAGATCTAATAGTCCCTGCAGTGGATACTATAGCAGTTACTGCAGCGGATACTTGATTTGTATTTTTGGATATTAAAGCTCCATATTCAAGTATATTAATACTAAAATCATTTTCTTCATAATCAAATAGTTCGATATTATCAACAAAAATGGAAGTACTTCCTATAGGAGCATCTTTAATTATTTTTGCTGTAGGATAAACTTGAGATTCTAATAAATCTCTAGTTTTATATACATATTCACCATTAATAACTCTATCAATTTTTTGTTTCTCCCAATCGAAGAATTTATAATTTTCAGAATCAATACCTTGACCAGTATAAATGTTAGTTTGAATAACATCAGATCCGATAATATCTTCAACTAATCTTGGATCTTGATCTCCAACTCCTTCAATATTTTCATTACCACGAACTATAACTCTATCACCAATTTTAATCGTTTCATTAACATTAACAGAAATGCTATCAACATCCCTAGTTCCCCTGTAGAAGAAGATTGAAACACTAGCATCTGGCTTAGGTGCTTCATAGAATACAAATGATGTACCGCCAGCAAATTCATATGAAACTCCTGGTTCTTGAATAACTCCATTTATAAAAATTAATAAAATAGCATTTAAATCAATGTCTGGAGAATTTTCACCCTTTTGGAAACTTAGTAATTGACCATTATAATATAATGGGAATCTTTTTCTTGATCCATTCTGTAAATTTTTAATAGAATCGATATAATCCAATTCTCCAAACTGCCAAGACGAAAACTGATCTGTAAAAGTATCTAAAACAGTTAATTCAAATTGAGATAATGGTGAATTTAGTCTTTTATCTGTAACTAAACCTACTGGAGTTATAACATCTCCAGGTAAAAATCCATATCCAGGTCTGGCAATTCTAAAATTCTTAACTTCAAAATACGTTGAACCAATTCCAGTTGTTGAACTTGCCCCAACCTCAAGACTGACTAATAAATTTTCACCTGTTGTAGTTGTATTTCCTATTCCTCTACGGAAAACTCCAGTTACTGGTAAATTTTCATATGTAGGTTCAGAAACCAGAATGGTTGGATTAACGTATCCAGTACCGCCACTCACAACATTAAACCCTAAAGTTCCTCCGATACCAACAGTAGCGGTTATAACTGCTTGAGAACCAGTATGGAGAGGATCTGTAACTCCTACAGAAACTGGAGATCTATATCCAGATCCTCTCACATCAATTGTTCCCAATCCTACAGAAACAATTGCTCCAGTTGCATTATTTAAAACTGCAGTTACAGATGCTCCTACTAGAGGTGCATATCCCAATCCTGGAGTTGATCCTAATGAAACAATTAGTCCTCCTCTAGGCATCTGATTTTGGTTTATGTCAAAATCTGTGGTTACTAAATCTCCATTTGAAGATGTTATTCCAGTAAATACAGCACTTGTAATTCCAGAATATCCAGTATACGAGTAATTATTGCCGATATTATTTTTAGTTGATGGAGTTTGGAAAACTCCATTAATGAATAATATTCCACTACCAGTTTCAATTCCAGTGGTGTTGATTCCTTGTACAGATAATGTATAATTTGAATCAATACCATTAAATTCACTAGATATATCATCATATAAGAAATTGTTTGTATAATCTTGGCGTAAAAATACTCTACCGTTAAATGAAGATGTTGGATAGGGAAGATTACTAAAATCTCTTCTCTCTCTGGCACTTCCTCTTGGTGGTTGTGTAAAGTATATTTTATTTTTTGTTAGGTTATAAGATCCCTTATAAACTCTAACTGTCGTTGAATCTGTATGGGAAGTTGCACTTGTTCCAACTTGCCCCCTATCAACATAAGCAATTTCATAAGTTCCAATTCCAGTTACTGGACCTGTTGTAGTTTGAGCAAATCCTATCGATATAACTCTAACAAACTCATCATCAATTTTTAACAAATCTCCAGGAGAAATAGTCGATATTCCACTCATTCCAAAGTAGTTTGTTGTAATACCTATCTGTCCACCATTATCTTTAAGAGTATGTGCAATAGGAGTATAAGATAGTGGACTTTGGACAATACCATCTATAGAAATGACAGTTTTTTCAAACTTTTTATACATTTCTAATTCGTGTGCATTACCTTCCCCACTTGAAGTAAAAGTCACATATATTCCACTAAGAGCATAATCTTTTCTTGTGGCAAGTTGTATTGAGTCTTCATCTAATTTTATGGCATAAACTTCGGTAGGAAGTCTATTGGTAACAATTCCTGCAGAATTTGCAGTTGATCCAATACCTATAGATGTTTGGCCAACTCCAACAAAAGTGGATTTGGGAGTATAAATTAATCTTTCTCCTGTGCTGAAATAATGATCTTTGATATTAATTATCCCATTTTCTTTTTCTAGAACTGCAGTATCACTGGGATTGAATACTTTTCTAAAAATCGGAGTTCCTAAATGAGCAATATCAAAATCAACTTTATTTGCTCTTGGACCATTTATACCATCATATGCTGCCAACCTAACAAATTCGGAAATATTTCCATAATTTAATGCATTATTAGTTGCTAATGATTCGTTTTCAAAATCATTATATGTGTATATAAGTTGATTATAACTTTGTATTGTTATTTCTTGTGTTATATTATCTGGGTAGAATGAGATAATGGTTGAATCACCAGAGTAATACGCCCCAAAAGTTCCTATACCACTTAATATATTAGAAGAAGTATTACTAAATGGATATTGAACTAGAGTAATATCGTAATTATCCTGTATACACATCACTTGATGTATAGAGCTTGTGTTTCCATATGAAACACGAACTAAAGATTTTGTTGATGTTATTTCATTTGACTTAAATTTTAATACTGTGGAAATTCCTGCCGAAACAGAATAATTTGATTCGAATCTTGCTGTTCTTTCAGACCCTTCTGGTTGGTTTAAATAATTAAATCTATGTGTACCTATTCCTAAAGAAGTAGTACCAAATCCAACAATATTTGCATTTACTAGAAGTTCAGTATTTGTATTATTTGTTATTTTTAATTTTAAAAATCCAGATTCTATAGTTGAATCGAAATAACCAAGATAATTGGTGGATATGCCAACATTATCATCAAAATAATATTCTGAAAGATAAGTATTTGTCCCATCACTGTCGACTACCACTTCTGCAAAGTTCATATTAAATCTAACAGTATCAAATACAAATACGTTAGCAACCAATCCATTAATGGTATTTGATCTTAATGATAATATATTTGAGGTTTCAAAAGCTTTTACGGATGTACTTACTCCAGATAAATTTACAAATCCTATAGATGAAGTATTAATACCGACTACTTTTGGATTTAAATTATTAAAATAAGTTTGGACATATTTAATGTCATAATCAGTTTCATATGGGTCAGATGGTGTAAATCTTAAAGTTTTAGTATTATAATCATCTACTTCCCCCTTAATATCACCCAACTTAACATCAGAGGTTTTAATCGAAGATTTCTCTAGAGTATAAATGTTTTGGTCATAAAATATGACTACTACTTCATCAAATTGATATTGATTATTAGTAACGTCAGTAGTTTGAATAAGATATTTTGAATAGAGTGTATCTTCCAAATAAGTGAAAATATTTGTAAATAAATCTCTATCATTATTCTTACTTGAGAATTTTCTACTAAAATCATCAATAGATAGAACTCTATTGGTATTGCATTCAATATAATCAGTTAAGGTTAAATTTTTAAATTGAAGATATCTGGACTTATTTTCAAATGTATCAATATCTATTGACTGCGAATAATTATTAATAATATCTACTCTAGACTCTTCAAATACATCCACAACAATAACTTGACTAGAAGAACCTGTCGAAGAATAAACAGTAGATTCAGATTCTATTTGCGTATCCGAGAAATTCTTTAATCCACTGATATGGACTAAATTATTAACTGAATCTACGAAATCCGAATACTGTATTGGGCTCTTAATTGAATAGGATAAGTTTTGATAATAATCATTATCCTCAATAACTTGATTTGAGTTATTCAATTCTCCAATTTTATTAGACCATCCTAAAACTAACTCATTTGAATAATCTATTTTAAATTTATTATAATTTAAATTGATATCGATCACTTCGGCAATCGAACCAGATATAGATCCTTTTAAAGTGGTACCTATTTTTATCTTTGTTATATCTTTACCAGATACTTTAATATAGGAATTACTAGTTTCTTCTGCAATTAAATCTAAAATTATAAATCCATTTCCAAAATTACCACTAAGTCTTTCTCCTTTAATAAATTTTGAAAAACCTTGATTGACTATAGTTTGTGGATATGAGTCTTTTTTTATTACGATAGCATATCCTAACTGACTAGTTTTTGCTATTCCTGGATTAGTTGTAAGACCTGCCAAGCTATATTCTAGAACAGCTGGGTTAGTATTTTCAAAAGATTTTACTTTAAAGAATTGATAATCATAATCAGCGGAATTAAATCCATCTCCAATTTCACCATCTTTTGAAATATTTTCAATGAATATTTCATCTCCAACTGAAAATGGAGGATCTATAAATCCAGAAAGAATTGGAGTAACTAAAACGCAGGTTACAACTCCAACTATGGAAGATTGAATAGAATTAATTCCTATACCATTTGTATTATTAATAAATACAACTTCATGATTTACGGAACTTAATCCTTTAATTGGCGAGTTTATATTTATTTTAGATACACTTCCTGAAGTTATATCACAGGATAAAGACTGAGTATCAACTATTTCGTTTGTTTGTGGATTTTTAAGAAGAAGTGATGGTGGCGCTGAATATCCGTCACCACCATCAATAACATCAATACTTAATACTTCATTTGCACCTTCGGTAAATATTATACCAGGAACAGAAGCTTCTGGGCGAAGAGTATTGTCGGAAGAATAATCAAATCCTTGATCAATTATAGTGTATTCTTTAATTCCACCAATATTGTTTGAATAAGGAACTATATTAGCATTTATTCCAGATTCGGAATTAGTTCCTGAAAAAATAGGTAGTTTTTTATATTCATATCCATAATTTGAAACTATTAAATCGTTAATACCACCTTTAGCACTTTTAGATCTAGTCGAATACTCTAAAACGTCGGTATCTGCTTTATAATATGTTGAATATTGTGAAGCATTTTTTAAATTTACACTAAAAACTGTGCTACCAACTCCAGATACAGTATAAGAACCATTAGAAGTATTGTTAATGAAAACAATAGATGAAGAATTTATTACGGTTTTATCAGTATCAATATTCAAACCATCTTTTGTCAAATTATAGTATAATGTGACTGGGAAATTGCTACTATATTCTAAAGTATATTTGGCATCATTGGATAATCCTGGAGTTCCAATACCAGAAAAATTAAATTCACTAGAAATTCCAGTAGATACGAATTCTTTTTTGAAATCAGAATCGTAGAATAATTTTAAATTATATCCAGATAAAGAAGAATCGGAAACATCAAAAACTAATGAATTATTTTTTTCAACTTTTAATTCTGGATTTATGAGACTTAATTTTTGGAAATTACTTCCAACAGAATTTAAAGTAATTATATTTGGATATAGTTTTTGAGTATCTAGGTAAGTTTCTGATAATTGGAATGAATTATCATCAATTTTATAAACATAATAAGTATTGTTTGAAATTAGACCTGATATTGAAGAACCTGAGCAAGTATAAAAAACTTTATCTCCTGTCTTAAAAATATGATTTTGTATAACTATTTTATTATTTTCTAAGTCAACATCAGATGTATTAAAAGATAGAGTATTGCATAGTAAAAGTTTATAATCTGAATTATAAGATAGTTCAACAGTATCGGAATTTGCTATTCCAACATTTATTTTTGGTTCTAACTTCAAATATATTTGATCATTGTTTACCAAACCGTGCTCTTCTTCGGTAGTTATTGTTGCTATATTTTTTTGTATTTCTACTTTTATTTGTTTATAATTTGTTTCTATAGAATAGTCTGAATTTACTGGTATTGGTGCCTTAATATACAAACCATTCGTAGAAAATGCATTTTCTATAGTTGTTGTTATCCCTATCAAATCTTTTGATTTATTGATAATATAAATGTCTTCAGATTTTGTTGCCCCAGTTAATAATGTAAATGAAGGTGAAGTCTCTGTATCAGAAACAACTAATTGAGATCTAGAAGAAGTTAACTTTCTTAAAATAGCAGAATCACCGGTTTTAAAAGGATGATTTGGGATATTAATGCATTGAGTTGGAATCGATACCGTTTTAGTTATTCCACCTACAGTTTGTTCAACACTAACTCCAATACCCGGTGTTGTTCCTATTCCTACCGATTGGTTAGGAGTAAAATAAATTTTATTGTTTATTTTTGAATCAAAATTTGTTGTGTTAATTGGTATTGTAATTGTATTTGGTAAAACGTCAATAATATCGGATTGTGTGTGTGCATATCCAACATCAGAACGCATCACTCTTAAAATTGATCCCTGACCAAAAATATTTAAAACTGAAACTAATTCGCTTCCCCCTATATTAAGGGTGCTTCCAATAGAAATAGATGATGGTATCTTAGAAACATATATGTCTTCAATTTTATTTTGCACAACATTTGTTGTAATATCACTCAATAAAGTAATTTGGTCTCTAAAAACATTACAACTTTGCTGCCCCTCAAGTTTTGGAATATATGTACCAATTCCAGTAACTGTTATATAATCTCCATTAAATAAGTCGAAATATGGATAATGATATATTGCTATTTTATTGGAAGACCATTCCAGAACAGAATTTTGATATTTTTCAGCACTTGCGTCAAGTTTAACTATATTTTTTCCATTTAATTTTGAAACGGATGCTGATAAACTGCCACCATCATCAGAATCAAAATAGCAAATGTCGCCAATTTTATAATCTTCCCCACTTTGAATTATTTTAAATGAGTTTATCTGTCCAGAAAAAACTGAATCTACGTTTGCTGATTGATTAGAAACTTCATTAGATTCTACAAAAAATTCATAATCTGCATATGTTTCACTAACTTTATATGGGAAAGTATTTCTTGATAAATTTGAGTTTTCAAAATCATAATCTTGATCTATACTCCAATTATCTTCAATTTTTTTGGATCTATAGTATGGTCCAATAAAATATGGGAAACTTGCCTTGGGTAGTGTGGGATTTTCATCAGAATTGATTGTTGAAAAATAAGCATATACTCCATTCGGAAATTCTGGAGTTTTGCAGTATCTTCCATTATAAAGATCTAAATCTCCACCATTCACAAAAACATAATCTTCAACAAAAAATCCATCAACAAATCCAGATGGCCTGTCATATACATTATTTGAATTTAAAGAATATCCCGAAACTAATCTCTTTATTGTGGAATTTATATCGTTTGGATCAGAATATCCATATGGCCCATATATTGGATTTCCATCATAAGACCAACCTATTATGGGGGAGTGTACAAATCTATCTATATTAAATTCTTCAGATAATCCGTCACTAAATCCCGTTATGGTGTATTCAAATTCATCATTTGTATTGATTAAAAATTCTTGCCCAAATCTGGCATAATTGTTTAATGTTAATGATCTTAATCTTGGTCTAAAAACGGCTCCAGAACCTGCTGGAACAACACTGATAGTTGTATTCTCTGGATCATATCCAACTCCTTCTTTTATGACAATAACTTTGGACAGTCTATTGTTAAGTATTACTGCCCTTAATACACATCCACTACCACTTCCATTTACAACTAAATTAGGAGTAGAATAATACTCTGTACCTCCAGATAATACATTAACTTTTATTATTTTTCCATCTTTTATGTAAGGTTTTACCTGGGCATATTCCCCAGTTTTTATTGATAATATAGGTGTATTTTCAAAATTAAGAACATTAGATCCATATCCACTACCTTTTTCATACAAGTTTAAATATTTTATTGATCCTGTGGCAACTGGAGTCGCTATTACGGGTAAATTATAACTAAAAGTAGATCCATAAGAAACTTTTACATTTACTTCAATATTTGGGTATTTAAAAATATGAAAAGAAGAATTTGTGGGATCGGAAAAGGTTATATACTTTCTTCTATTAAAATTTTCTTTATTTAAATTAAATTTATCCGTTCCAGCATCACATAATTTGAAATAATCATCATCCATTTTGACAACATAGTAATAATTTGAAATCGACAGTTCCGGAATAGGATCTTCAATGTAATCGTATACAACAATGTCACCAGTTTCAAAATGATGGGATTCAAAAAATACAGTATCAAAATTTGTTGATATGCCTGAACTTTTTACATAAATTTGATGATTTGAATAATTACTGCCAGGATTAGTAACCTTTATGTTAGATAAAACTAACTTTTCTTTAGTTCTAAATTTATGAATTCCAGTACTGGTTGCTGTACTAAATCCTACGGTATTAATTCCACTATTATAATCATCTAAAGTTGGATATAATTTTATTGTCTTGGTATTGACAACCTGGGCGTAATAATAAGATCCATTACTTAGAGTTTTTGTACTAGCATTTGATCCTTTAAAAGTACCAATACCAATTTCTAAATTTCCATTACTATCATAAATTATTGGTTCACCATTAGCAAAGTTATGGACGTCTAAGAAAGTAATAGTCTCATCTATTTCTGGATCTATTCCACCACCTGCAGATAAAAATCTTGAATCAAATTCAATAGTTCTATATCTTCTTTCTGTTATTGGTAATAATGTTGCACCAGTTCCATTTCCTCCAGTAATAACTACCGAAACTACTCCATCTATATCAAAATCTTGGGGATCTACTAATACTTTTTTAATATTTCCAGAAATAGTCGCCTTGCACAATGCTGCAGTATTTCCAACCCCTGAAGATATTGAAATATATGGAGGTCTTACTATATCGTAATTACTTCCACCATTTATAACCTGAATATTGTTTAAAGAACCATAAAATACCTTATCATTAGATTTAAAATTATTAATTTCAACTCCATTTATTAATATTCCAATATTACCTGGTGTAGTTTCTTGATAAGAATCACCAGAAATATTTTGGAAAGTATTTAATTTTTTAAGGATATTTTTTGGACCTATGTTTTCAGGTAAATCCTTAGAGAGAATAAATGTATGTGATTTATTGAGATCATCTATTTCATCAAAACATACAAAATCAAATTCACTACCAACTGGCTCAGTTTCTGTGACATTACTAATAAAAGATCTAGATTCGTACAATCTTATTTTGTTAGAGTCTAACAATTCGACATAGTACTTATTTCCAGATACTAATCCTGGTAATTCTTCATCTTCTGCAATATATACGATTTCATCTCCCTTAATAAATTCTACGTTATCATTAAACGCTAATACTGAATATTTTTTATAATTTGAAGAAGATGGATTTGTAATTTGTCCTTGAAAATAGGAATTAATATTAGTATTGTAAGATACTGGAATAGTAGATAAAATTCTTTTTGTTGTAATCTGATAAGAAGGTAATGAATTTGAAGCTACATAAATCGAATCATTTTCCGAATATACATTACTAACATCCGAAATAGTGGTATTATTTCCATATTTCAATGGTGTATTTAAACTATTTGCATATTTTATTTTTCTTCTTATATCATATTGTTTTGACAGTTCAGGAGTAAATCCTTGTAGATTATTTAAATTAATCTCATTAGTTTGTAAATTTATTTCACCAATTTGTGCATTGGATACTACAATAGTATTAACACTGCCCCTAACTAAGACATCTACATAATCACCAACCTTTAAACTGGATTTTTCTATCTTACTTCCCAGTTTAAATCTAGATCCATATATTTCCAATATGGCATGTCTTGTGCTAGTATTGTAAATAAATGAATTTGCTACTATTTGTTTAAAAGATCTATCTTCTACGGGATTTAAAATATTTTCACCAACATTTTTTATTTTTATCTTATCCCCAGGATATGAAAGTAGAATATTTTGAGAATTTTCAATCTTTGATAATGATCCTGTGACTCTAAGTTCAACTTTCTTAGTAGTATCTCCATTCTCATACGCATAAAGTATCTCATTCGACCTTACATCAGATTTTATTGATATATTTTCATCAATACCAGAACATCCAAAAAATTGATTTATACTCTTAGAAGTATATGAAATAGTATTGTTTCCGCATATTAAAGAACCACTATTGGGAAATCCTATTGTTGAATCCACTGCAATTGTTGATGCTCCTGCAGAAACATCATCCAAAACTCTAGTTTTTCCGAGTACTCTAAAATCACCTTGAATTAAATCTTTACCATCGTACCCAATGAACAGAGAAATTTTATAATATGTTTTTCCCTTTCTTGTCAGTATCTCAACTTCCGAAATAGATGCTTGAAGCTGATCATCATAGTTTGCTTTTAGTGTTTGACCAACTAAATTTAAAGGATTTCCTTCAGAAATTAATTCAGAGACAATGATCTCTCTCTTTATAAATTTGGCAAAAGATGGTTTAATTAAATAACTTTCAAGATCTATTACCTTTGGAGTTACACCATACAATATTAAGAATAAAATTCTAAATGCCTCTTCCGTTCCCTTTGATTGGTAAAAACTTCTAGCAGATTTTATAAAATTATTAACGTCTAATCCTTCAACTAAATCAATGTTTTCTAATCCAGGAACTAAAGTATACTTTAATTTTTTATAAAATTCTTTTAAAAATAATGTGCTTAGATTATATACTTTGGAACCATCAGTATGAGATGCACTATCCGAAGATGAAAAAACTAAGTCATTATTATAATTATTTTCAGTTATCTGGGATGTTTGATTTGAATTTGAATATTTCGTTATACCACTAAATCCTCTAATACATCCCGTAAATGTATTAGTTGTTATTCCAGTATATGTAATAATTTCATCATCAATTTTTAATAGACCATACTCTGATGGAAATCCCTTAGTTGATGAGACTACAATAGTTTCATCGGTAGATCCAATACTACCTTCTAATGTAATATTATCATTTAGGATTTCTGGAGTTAAATTGTCTACTTTTAGATATAAATCTAAATTTTCGGCAATATCTACTACTCCACTTTGGAACTCTTGTGAGATATAGTACTGCTTTAAAAATTCAGTTGTTTTTGGAGATTCTTCACGTAAAAATTCGGGAAGATGATTTGAAACAATTTGATGAATTTTTACTCTGCTGTCAAAACTAGTTTCAATCATATCTTATTTCCTCTCTATATCTCCATTAAAATAACTTGAAGTATAATAATTGTTAACGAAGTTAACTCCAGAAGTATCTTCTCCTGAAGAAATTACATCTCTCTTCATATTTATTTTACTATTTTCTAGATTAAATTCTAGGTAAAGATCCTTTAAACCAATTATATCATTTGATTCTGGAATTGCTTGTATTTCCACAGTATTATTACCTTTCACAGTACTAGTTATAACGAGTCCATTAATATTAATTTCACCCAATGTATAGTCTACAATTCCAGCAGACTTTACAACAACTTGATATGTATTATCAATATTTTTCTTAACTATAGAAATAAAGCCCTTTCCAGATCCATCTAAAGAAAGACCATCACTACTTTTATTAGGAACATCAGTCAAATAAACTACGGAATCAATACCTTCGATAAAGAATCCTGTACTTTTAATATTATATCCATATGGATTTATATGAAATCTGTTCCCAAAACATAATTCATATTGAGAAAATTGATTTATAAGCGCATTCAAATTCCTTCTAATTTTAACTTTCGTAATATTTGATGTGATTGAATCGTCTACATTATCAATTAATTGAACTATTTTACTATATTTAAATCTTCCTCCAAATTTATTAACGTTTGGAGTTTTTGCATAGTTGTATAGTGTATCGTATATAAGAGTTTTTAAATTATCAACACTAGAAACTCTATTTGAATTGTAGTAAACAGAAGTATCTATCTCAACGTATAGAATTTTCAAAGGAACTATTTCTTGATTAATTCCAGAAACAGAATAATTCTTTAATCTATTTAATATTAACTCCTCATCAAAATCTGATATATAATCTCCATTTTTTGGTTTTATACTAATTAAAACCTTTCCGAATTGTGGTGGTACAAGTTCTTCTCCACCAACTACAGAAACCGACTCTGCATTTGGGTATATTTGTTTTACTATGGATTCATAATCTCCAGAAGTCACAGCTCTATATTGTGATGAATAAACTTTTGGAGCATAGTATTTTACTGAGGATAAAGATTCAATATCACCTCCATTTTTGGATGACGTAATGGTATTTACTGTTACTGTGGAATCCGCTAGCACGGGTTGTGCTGGTGTGTTAGCATCTTTAAATGTACCAACAAAGGAAAAAACAGAGCACCCATTTCCGCCTTTACCATCAGTGACAATATAACTTACATTAACTGTAGAATTATTTTCTAACTTTTTACCAAAATATCCGTCACCAAACAATAATTCATATTTTTCGTCTTGAACTTCTTGTATAAAGAATATTTCCGAAAGTGAATTTGTATTTAAAATATTATCAACTTTGGTATATTTTTCTCCTAATCCACCAGTTTCTAATGGACCTCTAACATAGACTGATATTGTCGAAGAATCGACAAATGAATTTTCAAGTATAAACCTTTGATCTAAAGATCCATCAACATTAAATTGCTTAGATAAAAGAGTTCCTTGATAGACTATAATTGGTTCTGTGCTAGAACCAAATTGTGCAATCCCATCAATCACAGTGGTTGTAATGTTTTCTGGAATTGAAAAAATATAGGTAGTTTCGTTTATAGATCCAACACAAACTACTCCTGCCTGTAAAGTTATTGTTGGACTTGTTGTTGTTACTGGGACTGTGAAATATATCTCAGCATTAGAGGATGTTCTGGATCTGGGAACATATCCTATATTCCTAGCCAAAGAAACAACATTCTCTCTTAAAGTTGCAGAATCCAAAAAGGATTCATTAACTACCATATTAGAGTTAAATGCTGTAATATATGTGTTATACGCTAAAGTATCAATTAAAACTGAAAAGTTAGATCCCTCAAAATCAAAATCTGTGAAATTTGAATTTGCACGGAGATAATCTTTAATTGATGTCTTTATCTGATCAAAATCTAGATTAGTAAATTTAGTAAAAGGCATTTTATCTTGTTGCCTCTAATATGAAGTTAAATTCTTGTATTGGAAAATCTTGTCCAATGATTTCGTAGTTTACCGTAACATCAAATGAATTCATATCTGGTTGAGGGTTTACAAAAACCCTCACATTATTCACTCGGGATTCAAAATTATTAATGGTTGTCCTGATCTGATCAGAAATTATTGATGCAGTACCAACGTCTACAAATCCAAATAAACTAGATCTGACATTTGACCCTAAAATAGAGTTAAAAAATCGCTCTGTTGGTAAGGTTTCAACTAAATTTCTGACTGATCTTCGGATTGCAGCCTCATTTTTTAAAATGGGTAAATCTTTAGTTACAGGATGTGGCTCAAAAGATAAACTAATATCTTTAAATGATCTAGATGTCCTTGTAATATTCATTGGACAAAGATTTTTCTTTATTTATATTTACTTCCAAGAAAGACCATAATTGGCATCAGTCCCATACTCCCAATCATCATAATCCGAATCATTTCTTATGTTTTTATGCAATTCAGTTTGCTTTTTCAAATTATGTTTTTTGTGATCATCATATAGTATTTCTTGAATTAGTTGTTGTTCTGGTTGAAATAACATTTTTTGCATCCTGTTTAAAGAAACAGAACTTTTTTATAAGGAGGTTGCTATCTCCTTGGTTATCTCTCAACTTCTCTTAGTCTATATTTAGAAGAATTTAGATATTTTAGTAATTCTAAAGCAATTAATTTTGGATTTCCATCACCACATGTGTAAACATCGATGGCAATGCATCCATTTTCTGGCCAAGTATGACACGAAACGTGACTTTCGGCAAGAGCAATCACGATTGTACAACCCTGTGGGTAAAAACAATGTTGAAAAATGTTCAAAATCGTCATATTTGCACGTTTTATACCATTTTCCATAACCTCTTGTAGAGAT